ACACCTGTCTTTGAAAGCATAAGATTTGCTGTCTCTCTTATTGAATTTGTGAAACAGGCGACGACAAAACCTCTTCTCTTAAGCTCTGTGATTAGCTCTATTTTCTCTTTTCTTTTTTGAGCTTTTTGTTGTATGATCTGAATCGTTTTTTCTTGCTTGAGATCGTAAATTCTCTCTAGATCAGATTCTTTTACTCTTTTTTGATCGATTAGTATTTCAAGCTTTTTTCTAGTGGGTATTCCGTTAAAAGTTGAAACATGCTCTTTCTCTTCAATGGAAGTATTACTAACTTCTAAAAGGGCTTCGTTTAGTGCATCTCTGTGCCAGTCACAGGCATCTACAAGAACTCCATCTAGATCAAATATAACTAATTTTTTGCTGCTGCTCATGATTAGAACTATACTTTCTATTTTTTTAGTGTTAACTATACGCAGCAGTGCAAGATCTAGATCATATAGTTTTTATCTTTAAGATTTCTTATTGAGCACTCGAAGTAGGGATACTTCATTACGATCTTTATTTTAGATTTTCTAAGATCAGGCGGGTTTGTAGTCATTTCTTTTGGCCAGTTTTTGACCCACTGAGATCTTACGGGTTCTCCGTGATCCCAAGTTCCTGACCATTTTTCACAGAAATATCTCCATGCATATTCTTTGTAGAAACCACCTCTTGTCTTCCATATTTCTTGATGCTCGAGATTATCTGCACGTCTTTTTAAAGTGTTTTCTCCGGCGAAGCCTGACTCTTCGATAAAGTTTCGATCTTCTGTGGTATCTAGCTCTAAAGGATTTTCATTATTAAGCTCTAGGCCATGAAGGGTGTCATTTATAAAAGAACCCTCCCTGTTAAAAGCAACTGCTCTAAGCCAATAGTCAGCTTCCTTAAACTGGACACCAAAGAAATTTTCATCCCAGATTCCAATATTTTTGACTGCTTCAGGAGTATAAGATACAAAATTATCTCCGTATCTTCCCACAACGAAGTTAAATCTTTCATGAAGTTTCATGAGATTCTTGTACCAGTTTCTATCAACAGCGGTATCGTTTTGAAAAGTTACAACATACTCAGAATCAGGATTGTCCAAATCTCTAAATCCGTCTAAAAGAGCTTGATTCCAGTTCTCAGCCAAGTTTCCGTTTGACCAGTCAGGACGAAGAGTATTATGAAGAACATTTACCTTGTCTTTAAATCTTTCCTCTAGAAAAAACTCAGAATGATTGTTAATAATGTTGACTTCAGTGTTTTTGACATTTACAAAGTCTGACTTATATAGCTTGTCTAGAGTATCGTTTAAAACATCAGATCTCTTGTAAGTTACGATGTATATCTTTAAGTGTTTCATAAAAATAAACTACAGTATTTTCCGTACTTCTAGAGTTTTTAGAGTTGAATCCCAGTCATTAAACTGTATCGCCTTATCGTCAATATAGGCTACTGCCCTTGGCTTTTCGGCGGTGACTTTAGAAACAAACTTTGACATGTCGTGCTTTTCAAGCCAGTCCCAAACCAATTCTGTTCCGGTCTTTCCGTTCACTAAACCTCTATCGGCTTTTGCCTTACATGTGTAGACAATAACTGTGTATTTCTCTGAAAGCTTCTGGAGTGCTTCAAAAGCACCTTCAACGGGTTCATCATAGATAGTTCCGTCAAAGTAGCCCTTTGTGCACTTGTGAATTACCTTGTCAAAATCTACACCTATGTTGATCTGCTCATCAGGGTAACTGTGCTCTCTAACATTTCCACCCTTCCAGTTTAGCTTCTCTAAATCCTTGGGTGTATTCTTTCCGATTGGAGGGCATTCTTTTCCTGACCCATGAGTTAGTTCATACGTGAGTAGAAGTGTTAGTACCTCTGCAGTATGATAATACTCAGCACCGAGCTCAACAACTGTTAGATTAGGAATTTTGACGCTTAAGGGACGACTCGTTATCATCGCGATGTTCATCCCTTGGTCGTTTGCCCATTGAAGCGCCTTAATAACATCAGTTGAAGTTCCGGAGGATGATACGCCAAGAACCAGAGTATCCTGAAGTTGTGATTTTGTTCGAGTGCATGTTCTTTGGTTTAGCCATGTTACCATCCACTGGTCAAATCCCACGTCGTTTATCAAAGAAGTTGCCACAACCCCAGAGCCTGGGCACATTGCATTCTTAGTTCCGTTTGAAAGTCTAGTTATATCAACCGCTGCATGGTCAGCTACTGCAAGGTTTCCACCGTGGCCTAGAACAAATATTTCGTTTGATTTATTGAACTTGCTTTGAAGGTCTGTCCACTCTTTTCCGTTTACAATGTTTACAAACTTTTCATCTAAGTTTTCAAAATTAAGCAATTAAATCTCCTTTTCGCCGAATCGGTATTTAAAGTATTTTATTAACGGTTCGAAGTTTTTATAAACCAGCTCTGCTGACTCATCATCGTAGTACTCGTGATATTTTTTCTCTCGACCAGATGAGGCAGTTTTTCTGATAGTTTCGTTCTTATTTTCTATGCCTAAAAATTTACAAACTTCTTTAAAATCTTCTTCTAGTTTTTCAAACCTTATAATCTTATCTACTATGGGGTCTTTTGTATTAAAACTTTCATTTTTTTCATGATATCTAGACTTCCCGTCACTATTAAAAATAGAGGTCATGACATGCGGCACTTTGTACATAGAAAGATCAAAATTACCAAACAGCCAAGTTTTGAAATCGTTGTTTAGAGCCCTCGAATCTTTCTTTTTTTTTCTCCACTCGTAAGTCGTTGCCATCAGTGACCATGGATTTCTTACACACGAGACTTTTTTTGAATTTTTAAAAAAATCATAGTTCGGAATGCCTAGAGAGTCCCTTATCTCAGCTAGGCTTTCATGATTCTGAAACACTGGGTTTCCTCTGATGGTGGGAACGTTTCTTCCTTCGTAAAGCATTTTTCCTCCCGGGTTGATAGGAGTTACAATAGCTTCTTTTTCTATTTTTTCAGATAAAAAAAGTTCAATCGATGAACTTGCAGTCTTATTGACCTTCATAAAGATAAAATTATAATCCAGGCTTATTATCATATTCAGCGTTCTTTTCTATGAGAGAAACAGTATCCATTCCCATTGCTATCATTCCGTAAGAATTGTATTTCTTTATTTGTTCTTGTACATCTTTGGGTATGTGAACCGCTCTTCTATTTTCCGGAACAAATTTTGCAAACTTATCTAGACAAGACTTAAATTCACTTGTATCAAATTCACCAGGTCTTCCTAGACTAGCAGAAAGATCGTAAGGTCCTATTAGAAAGTAATCGAAGCAACATTTTGAAAGTTCTTCAATCCTGTCTATTCCGGCTTTCGTTTCTATCTGAGCTATTAGTATTGGAGGTTTTTGAATTAGATCTTTTAGACCCCACATATTCTGTCTAACCAACCCTAAACCTCTGTTACCTCCCATAGAAGGATAGTTGCACCGATTGATTATCTTTTCTGCTCTGTGTACCGACTCTACAGTGGAAAAAATTATCCCTTCAGCACCACTGTCTAGACAAAGTCTTATTTTCTCAACAGTAGCAGTTGATAATCTAACAAAGCAACGCTTGCCGGAAAGACTTATTACCTGTATGCAAGAAACAAGAGTCTCTGGGTTTGGAAATCCATGCTCCATGTCTAAGACGACTCCGTCATGGTTTCCCTGACTCATTATCTCAGAAACTAGTGGAGAGGGTATTTGTTGCCATCTAAGTTTAATTTGATTCTGCAATTTTTTTCACCAATTTCCAATCATCTTCTGTGTCTATATCCAGATTTTCCGGAAAACTAGACTCATAAAAAAAAGGATTTCTACCAATTCTCATTCCAGTATCAAGAAACATGTCAGACTTAAAAGCATAGAAAAGAGAATTTTCTTCGTAATAAACAGGAAGATCTTGTGTCTGTTCCAGCTTAACCGGGTTGTGGTTAATTGGACACATACCGTATTTTTCTTTTCTCCACAATCTTGTCTGAATCGGATTGCAAGATACTATAGAGTCATATTCTAGCCCAGTAAAAGATTGAACTTTTTCTAAAGTTTCTTTCTCTAGAAAGGGACTGGTCACGTGAATCTGGCATATCCACTCTTTTTCTATTTTAAATCTTGATATGAAACTATGGATCAAATCACAAACTGAGACTTTGTCTCCTTCAAGACTTTCTTCTCTTCTGTAAGCTATTACATTTTCGTATCTTTTAGATAGATCATCGATAATTTCATCACTGTCTGTGTCGACATAAACTTCAAACTCTTTTAGCTTTTCAAAAAGTCTTAAGTACAGAGGCGTGCCCTGTACTTTTCGAAAGTTTTTTCTGGGTACTCTTTGTGAGTTTTCCTTTATGGGAACGAATATTTTCACGCTTTGTAAAAGCCTGAATGGCAATTCTCGAAACTATAAGAACTGTTCTTTATTTTTTTGACAAATGATCTTTGATCTTCTATCGTTTCTTTAGTTCCTATCAAGACTCTTTCTTTTACATCAAAGGAATTGTTCCAGAAAAGACCTACGTAAGTAGTACTAACATCTTTCTTGTCGAGGGTTAAACTAGAATCTGTATAGACATAAGGAGTCTTGTTAGTAAAAGTAACAACACTTCCTTCAATATCAACAAACCATCTATGGTTTCCGTATCCCACCAGGCCAGGAGTCTTGAGGCTCATTACTGATTCTATCTCTCTGGAAGGGCATTCGATATATCCAGATTTAGAAACCCTTATAAGCTCCTTACAAACAGATATTGGGTCTTTTATGTCCTCTAGGGTATGAGTACACATAGAAAAGTCAAAATATTTGTCTTCAAAAGGAAATTTTTCATGAATATCAGACTGTATCCAAGATTCTTTTGTAAAAAATTCTCTTTCAGGTCCCCAAGACTTGTTTGTAGATCGATCTTCGTAACTCAAGATATCTAAAATGTAGTCTGCTCTGTTAAAAATGCACTTAGCTGAACCTACATCCAGAACTCTGTCTGATTCTTTGATTCTTTTTTGTATTTCCATTCGAGTCTCTTCAGAAAGAGAGACTCCTTTTGAACCATATGTCTTCCAGATTTTTGATTGACTCACTTTAAAAACTCCTCCCTGCTAAATTTTTCTAGAGATAATATCTTTTTCATAGTGTCATCTAGTATCACGTTTTCTGCTTTTGGAAGATTTTCTTTTGCAAACTTCCACATGTTTTCTTGATTATGTCTTTTTGATCTAAGAGCCAAGAGAGCAAATTCTTCTTCTGTGCAATTTTTCTCTTTTTCAACACCCTCTTTTGTACCCTTGATAAATCCATCTAGATAAAAAGTAAAACCGTGAATCGATAAAGTTCTGGGATGGTGTGTTAGTATGTCAAATATTGCTAGAAAGCCTGTGTTGGGCCTGGTTTGAGTGGCAGACTTAAGTGCAGAGTCTAATTGTTCGGAAATAATTCGGGCTTTATATTTTGCGGCATGCATCTTCTTCCAGGTTGAATCTTTAATTTCTGGATGAGACCCGTAAAGACCTTGAGGGTGAGAAGCGTAAACTCTTTTAAAGCCGGGAGCACATATCATCTTAACCCCTGCTTTTCTTATTTTTTCAAAGTCTAGAAATCCGGCATTACGATGAGTCTCCAATAGACACGAATATATTATATCAGTTCTAGAACCTACATCTTCAGGTATTTTTTCTGGTGTCTCAAAAGATCTGTTAATTCTTACAATCACATCTTTTGAATCTATATTCTTTCCAAAACCAGAACCCTCGAGATATGCAGCTGGGCCTACTATGACGACATCTTTTCCGTGTATTTCATTGAAAAATTGCTGGTCCAGATCTTTATCGGGTTTGTACACTTTCATATTAGTACCTCATAAAGTTCTTTTTGCAATACTCTAGAGCTTCTTCCATGGAAGAAACTTCATAAGTTCCTTGATTTATTCTGGGGTCTGCATGCATGTGATAGATTCTGGCTTTAAGATGTTCTTCTCCGAACTCATGATGAAACCTGTCTTGTTTCTCTCTGTTTGCAATACTTCTAATGTTGTATTCAGGAGGCAAAACATACATTGTAACATCACTGTTCCAAACAGATATTCTAAAAGAGGGTTGATCCCATGGGACTACTTGATAATATTTGTAAAAGTTTTCTCTCCACGCGTCGAATAGATTTACGACTCTTTCGTTCATTTTAAAAGCTATTACACCGGTGTTGATCTCAGAAAAAGAATAAGGTATCGATCCGTACTCAGGAATTGTATTCTGAAACTTTTTTCTCTTTCTTGCCAGATCGTGAACCAAGGCTAGATCATACTTCTCAAGTATTCCGAAAAGATCATCTAGAGAGTGATTTATAATAGTGTCTGTGTCTAGAAAGATAGTGTGCTCGTAAGGAGTAAACTTGATATAGTCAATCTTTGGTCGAAGATGTCTAACTTCCATAAGCTGTACATTGTCTACGAATTCGCACTCAAAAGGCTTGTCAGTGAAAACTGTTATGCTCAAGCCAGGATTGTACTTTTTTACAGACTCAGCGGAAAATCTAAGTTCTTTCATAAAGCATTCTCCGAATGCTATGTAAAGAATTCCTCTGTTCATTTTATATTCCTCTTATTTGATTAACTAGTTTTTTAGCCCATTCTTCTGGATCGTAATTTTTTTCAAAACATTCTTTAAATTTATCGGAAATGTTTTGACGTTTTTCGCAAGATAGCGCCAGTGACTTGATTTCTTTAAACCAAGACTCTTCTTCGTGAGCTACAATGTATTCACCGGTGAGGGCCATCATCTCAAAACTACTAGGGCTTATGTCATGAACCACTGGTATACCATGTTGATAAAAAACAAATGCTCTTCCAGGGTTAGTCTTATTTTTAAATCTTATCACATAGTCTGTGTTGTATAAGCCTAGGTCACTGTTCACAACATTTTGTCGATATTTTGGAGCAGCAGCATTTACATCTGAGATGTTCGGTATCAATCCAATGTCACACTTACTTATGACCTCTGATACTTTTTCATATTCGTGTGAAAATACTCTTATGTTTGGCCTTCCAGTTGATTTATTCCATTGCTGAACTTTTTCTGGATGGCCCGTTATGACATGCAGCTCTACAGGAGTTACTTCAGAGTTAATTCTTTCCAGGGCTCTGGACAAGTGAGGAAAAAATTTAAAAAGGTGCGGATAGTGACCGTGAAAGCAAACTTTTAGTACATCAGAATTTTTGTGAACCTTTCTTTCTAGGTTCATAAACTTCTTTTCAATAAGTGGGTAAAGAAAAACATTGTTGTGCTGACTTAGACTTAGTCGCTCTTCGTGAGATCCTACTATGAAGAAATCTAAATTATTTTTTTTTGAATCTGCCGGAAGGTTGATTGCTCCTACTTTTTTTTGAGGAAACTTTTCCTTCCAAGATATTCCCGATTCCCAAACGCTTTTTCCGAATATCAAAACTTCTTCACTGGGATCTTCATTGGGCATTCCAGATAGTATTCTGGATTCGTGTCCGATGTTGTTTAAAGATTCACAAAGATCGTGAACCCATATCCTGTAAGAACCTATATTGATGTCAGGATTGATATCAAAAAAGCAAAATCTCATTTATTTTTCCTAAAGATCACGTTCCAATTTAAAGCGTGATTGTGAGGTGTTAGAACCTTGTTTTGTTCACTCACTAGAATCTCCACGTCATGAGAAGAAAGTATTGAGTGAAAATCGTTTGGGTCGTCGATAAAAAGAACACCGTACTTGTCTAGATCATTGCCTATCTGAAGTTGAAAAAATCCAATACCGCCCGGTTTCAAGCATCTCACAGTCTCTTGTATGAACTTGACTGGATCTAGTGAATGATCAAATATATTTGTATAGAAACCGCCCACTGAATTTGTCTCGAAAGGCATGTCGTGAATGTCACAAAAAATAACATGATCTTTAAAAGGCACTAAATCTGCACCTAAAGCCTTACTGATACCTAGCTCCCTGAGGGCTAGAGCTTCTTCGCCGGTTCTGGCACCTAGACAATAAAATTTTTCTTCCTTGAAATCTTTTATGATGTCTATGTAGGGTACGAAAGTAGAAATAAACTTTGCAGTATTTATCTCTAATGCAGACTCCCACTTTTTTCTTCTTTCAGGGTCTTCGGTTTTTTCCTTTTGAAGTGCTACATAGTCATCGTAGTTCTTTATGTCTTTAATTCCTATCAATTGAGATCTCCTTTAATTTCTTAAAATATAGATCAGCGGCATCGTGAATGTCTCCGGGAACTTCTTTTAAGATTTCTTTTCTCTCTGAGAAGTTCATCTCAGGTGGGTTGTAAAGATCTAAAGCTCTAAAGTTCCATTCCGGGTCCTGTATTTCTATTCCGTCGCTTACTATTTCTGATGTACCACCCGAAGAAGAACACACTATTTTACAGCCTGATGCTTGGGCATCTACTACAACGTTAGGACAATGATCCATGTAAGCCAAATGAAGAAAATGAGAAGATCTCTTGTATAGACTTAGAAGCTCTAAATAACCTAGTTCTCCTACATACAAAATTCTTCCGCCTGACTTTTTAGAATATTCTTCTAGAGTTTTATGATCTGCATCTTTACCGGCTACAATACAAACTGAGTTTTTTGGAGCATTTTCAGTGAAGTACCTTAGGTTTTCGTTAAGCCTCTTGTGAGGTCTCCACGAAGAAGCACATGACCATACTTCCGTCTCAGGTCTTACTACTTGTCCAAATATTTCTGGTTTTGCAAGAGCTATCTGTTCTAGGTCTGGTCTATTGTGTATGACACAAGAGTTTTCCCTAGGTCCAAACCACTGAGTTGTTAGTTTTTTATTGAACTCCGATTGAAAGACAGTACAGTCAGAAGTTCGGTAAGCGAACTTGATCGGCTCGTTCTGTTTCATAAAATCTTGTTTGCTATTAAAATATATTCCGTCAAGTCTAAGAAGCGTAGGTTTAACTCTTAGTCTAGCACGACTTATTAAACAGAATTCAGTATCGGCTTCTTCTTGATTCTTAGCTATTTCTATCTTGTTTCTAGTAATGAGACTAGTAGCCAACTGTCGAGTGAATTTATTGGGACCTGAGTTTGACTCAGGATTGAAATTATGAAAAAATACTTTCACTCTATGTATCCTCTTTCCCTGATCCACTCTGCACTATGTTTCTGGGCATAAGATCTGTCATTGTGAAAAAGATCTTTTCGATCTAGATCAATATTGTAATGGTACATTAAGTGTGGAATGAATATCAACGGTCTTTTTCTTCTTCTAGCTCTTTCTATCATCGGAAGAAAAACAGCTTGATCGCAAGCTATCATGATATAGTTACCTTCAGTATCCATAAAGTTTTTTGGATTTAGACCCATAAAGTCTCTGACTCTAAAAGTCTTAAGATGACTTGTTCTCCAGGGTTGATCATAGATAGATTTTTCAAGATCTATGGGTCCTGAAATATTGGTGTTTGTAAAACTCCATCGATGACCTGACCAAGCAACAGCAGGATCATACTGTGAATAGACGCTGTCTAGAATTTGAAATGCCCCTAGATCAGTTAGCCAATCGCCGGCGTCGAGTCTGATCACTACGTCTTCATCTCTAAGTCTTTCTACTTCAACCAGAGTGTTTCTAACTTCCCCGTGCTTTTCTTTTCTTTTGACTACTTCTATCTTGTTTTCTACACCAAACTTTTTGGCTAGATTGACACAGGTTTCGTAAGTACTGTCAGTTGATAAATCATCTAGAATAACCATAGACCAGTTCTTGTAAGATTGGCCCACCACAGAGATTATTGTCTGCTCTATTTCTTTTTCACAATTATAGGCGGGAGTGATTACTTTAAAGTTAGTCATTTTCTCTCATCACAGAGGGTTGACCTTGAGATAGATTTAAGTGAGGAGTAGGTCTTTCAAAGTCAACCTTCTGGTGAAATATCCAGCCGCCCATTTCAGTCTTCAATCTATTCGACAAAGAAGTGATATCTTCATCGGTCACATCAGACCATTTCTTTTCAAAGAACATGTTGTTTTCAACAGAGTCTTCCTGCTCTATGTTGTAGAGACTTTGCCAATGTCTAGACCAGTAGTTTTTGTACGTAAGGATCTTTCTCTCTAAATCAAACCAACTATAATGGTGGACTCCAGGGAGTTGATCTATCACTGAATTAAACCATCTCTGGTAACCTTCTTGTGCCTCTTTGTTACCGGATACTGCAGCCATTCTAGCATTGTGAACTTCTTGAGTGTAAAAAGAAGCATGAGGAATCAATTCAAAGCTCTCAGAATGAACATAGTCACAACCGTCAGAACCGGGCATAGAATAAAGATCTCCATTCTCATCAGTTCTTCTTAGTTGAGCTGGGATCCCGTGTGTAATGTAATCCTTGTTTCGACTTAGTCTCCACTTCCAAGGATTGATGTCCATACGAACTTTCTCAGGTCCGCCCCAGTATTCGATCACAGGAAGAGAAATAAGATCTACATTTTCCGGAAAGTTCTTACAAAGAGCTATAATTTTTTCATAATGATCTTCGTGGACTATCTCGTCGGAGTCCATCTGCCAGAGAAAGTCACCGGTACAACGGGATCGAGCTTCTGCTTTTTGAAGACCATCAAAAACAGCGTGTCTCTTATGATTCCAATCTCTTTCAACACGATATACTTTTAATCTTGTTTCTTTTTTAGACCACTCCTCTAAGAGCTCCCAAGTTCCGTCAGTTGAACCTCCATCTACGACGACAACCTCATCAGCAAATCCTAGCATACTTTTTACTGACTGTTCGAATGGATATTTCTGGCTTATGCAATCTTTTGTTGTGGTATATCCGGATATAGTGGGTTTCCATTCCATCGTTGCCCTGAGAGCGTTCCAGAATCGGGATCTTGCTGCATAAAGATATGCTTCAGTATCAAACATGTCGTCAGTGTCAAACCAAATTTCTTTGGCATGCTGAACGTTTTCATTTAAATGAAGCTTACAACCCAAGAGTTTTGCTTCAATAACCATTCTTGGGCATGTGTCCCCGCCTTCTGGTAGATACACAAAACCCTCTGCTTTAGAAAGTTTTTCTAGAACTTCTTCATAAGGAAGATTCCAGACCACTTCATAGTCTTTGTTGTTTTCTTTACACCAGTTTTCTGCAGCTTCGGCTCCTTTGATCCAGCTGTTAGAACCCAGCACGATCCAGCCTTTTCTTTCAACGTCTTTGTTTTTCTCTCTGAGCTGTTTAACATTGTAGAAAAACTTATCATCAAAAACACTACTGAGGACTACATTATCTTTTTCTGAAAGAAAGGGAAAAATCCTATGGTATCTGGACATCTGGTCTTCTGACATCCACCAAAGAGACTTGGCTCCGTGATAGAAAGCAGATATCATTTTACCGGTCATTTCATTGTGGCAATTGCAGTCAATTTTTTCTGCAGCTTTATGCTTCTCCGGTGACCTATATTTGCAGTACTTGTAATCGTACTCTAGGACTGAGTATTCCATGTTTGCAACGATAGTAGGAATCAGGTCGGGATTCATTCCGGTAAAATTTCCGAAAATCCAGTATTTATCATGACCGTTCTCTAGAGACTTGAGATCTACTTCTGAGGATTTTATTGTCTCGATGGGAAGAGGAGAAGAATCGATTAGTGCTTGACTAGTGAGTTCAGCTCCTCCAACATAGTCCTCTACAAAGAGATCTGAGACGAAAACAAATCTTGTCTCTTCATTGAACGTTCTTTCAGATTTCTGACTTCCAAATGGTGAATTAAACATGAACTCCTCTTGTTATCTTTCTCTCATCTTGAGACTAGTATAGCGCGTAAAATTTTTTTGTATATTTTTTATACAAGAGATCTGGTAGACTTATCTCTAATATTAAGAACAGATTAAAGATATCTAATTCTCTCTATCTTATTAATAAATCTATAGATATCTAATCTATCTTATTTTAATATTAGAAATTTAAGAAGTTAACTATTAGAATTAGAAAATTTAGAAGTACTATTCAGCAGGGTCAATATATTGTTAACTTCCTAAAATATAACCATCACCGGCACCGGAGTCATAGAAATAAAACCCAGTACCATTTGATTGCCAAGTTCCGCTATCTCTTCGGAATTCAACCGTGATTGTTCCTGGTCCAGTGTTATTTGATGCGAAAATACAGATAGGATAATATATTCCTGCATTGAGTGTTAAATTTGCACTAGTGACTGTTTGTTCAGAGTGTAAACCACCATTGTTGACTGTTGAATCAGAATTAACTAAATTAGCGTTTGTCAGTTGTGCTGCATTTCTTGGTTTGCCTGCGTCCTGTCTATTAACCCACAAATAAGAACCATCGTCAGATGTGGTTCGAAATTGCCAACTGGTCGATGTTGCATCTGGCAGAAAATACCCTCTCCAAATTACCGCATCTGTTTCAGAAATTGAAACTGAACTAATGGATGTAAACACACCTTCTATGTCTGGACTTCCACCAGAAGCAGCAATTGCAGCAGGGTCAGCATAATAAGCATCAGTCCATGTTTGGTACCGCAGACCCGCAGTATAAGCCCTTATTTGACCTGGATTTTGAATTGATGTGATTATCACTAAATTGCTCTCCTGTAATAAAGAGTTATCTTCAGTCCTCGCGCTCCAGTTCCTGCGCCATCAATGTCTATTGTTATTTGTGAGTCATCTGCAATACTTGTAGTAGACAGCACAGCTGCCGTCGCAGCCGTTGTTGAAGTGGTTTCGTTTGCGTCAATAGTTAGATTAGTGCTGAAAATAGAAGTTCCCCCGACATTTATGTCTGCCGTTACAGCCCCAGACGAAGAAGCAGTTGTTAAGCTAGCCCTTGGCAACTGATATAAGTCCATTGCAAACGGAGCTCTAAAGGTCATTTGACTCGTGCCCACTTGAATATCTGTATTATCTGCTGTAACAGATAAAATCATGTAGTCTTCGATACTAGTTGATCCGGATACGATTAAATTATTTGGTACTTCTACATTGGCAGATCCATCAAAGCTAATGGTTTTGTTTCCGGAGTTATCTCTGATGTCATTTCCTCTAACCCTAATATCTCCATCTACATCTAGTCTGTAGCCCGGAGATGTGGTTCCGATTCCAATCTTTCCATCGTGTGTTATTCTCATTCTCTCTGCAGGAGTAGTTGTACCAGATGCCACTGTTCTAATAGTCAAAGACGAAGGTCTACTAGTAGATGTAAAATCGTCTGAAGCTATCCACAATAAGTCGCTAGAGATTTGAAAGTCTGTTCCATCATGACCCATAGCTCTTAGTTGTGCTATATAGTCCAGAGACTCAACAGCTGCAGGAGATTCCATCGTACCTCTGGCCTTGGATATTTCTAGTTGAGGCGGATCGCTGTCAGCAGTATGTTGACTACATCTAATGATACCTCTGTCGTTTACATCAGCATTCACCCAGAGTTTTGGAACCCCGGTTCCACCAAACCTGCTAGCATCAACATCCCCTATTTGAACATTTCCGTAAGCTCTGCTGAAATTCATCAACGAGATGCCAGATGTGTTGTTGTTATGCCTTTTTATGTTAAATGCATTGTCAGCTGCGTTGTAGTTCAAAGAAAAACCGTAAGCGTTCAAACCGTCAGAACTAGCAAGCTCTGTAAAGTGTATGTTAGAAGATTTCTCGCCAGAGTTAGTTGTATTTCCTAGCCTGATCCCTCCGTTGTTTGTCTTGATATCTAGAAGGTACTTTGGAGAATCTGTATTGATACCCACACCGTTGCTCGATCCGTCAACAAAAAGAGCGTGGGTCATAGCAGAGCTTTCTACTCTAAAGTCCTTACTAGCTCCAGCCTCATTAAAGACCGCAGCTCCGTCAAAATTAACATCTCCAGAAACATCTAATTTACTGGAAGGTGAGCTGGTACCAATGCCAACCTTGTCAGAGGATGTTACAAAAAGAAGCCCTTCTTTTACGTTAAGTACAGCTCCTTCGGAACCTGAAAGCACGTAACTACCTGTATGCTCAGTGGTCCCTATAGTTGTATGCTTATCGGTTAATTCATCACCGGTCTGATTGTTGCCGTCTGAAATTATTGGCATTCCTGTCTCCTATTTTTTGAGAAAATCAAAAGGGTCATAGTCAAAGTTTTCAAAGTCTAGTTCATAGGTCTTTAATATGATGTCTCTAGTTTTTTCTGGACACTTAGACCAGTCAAATCTAACTTTTCCGTCTTCTCTTATCCTTATATTCTTTTTCCATTTTTCAACAAATTTGTTTTGAACCAAGTAGTCTGCTATGTTTCTAAAACCCAGTTCATATTGAATTACTGTGGAGTCAAACAGAACACATTCGAAGGCTGGTATTATGTGTCTTCCTAATTCAACTTCGAACATGTTTTCTATAGAGTTATGTATGAATTCAAATACACATTCTTTTCTTGGGTCTAGTTTTTTGTTTTTAACGGCCCATCTCACATGTGATTCTATCCTAGATATTGGATGTCTAACTATTGCAAAAGATTCTTGAGGCATAATTCTATCTGTCCCTCTTTTAGATTTGTATCCTTGAAAAACTTCTTCCCTGGTGGGTCTTTCTTTTTCATCTTGAACAACATCCCAGCCGTCTTGGATAAAATTCCAGATTATTGATCTTCCGCCTGTTCTACCTACGTGACAAAAATAGAATCTTTTTACCCATTTTTTCTTAGCATTTTTTTGAGATTTTTTAATAAACTCAGGCACAGTAGACCTCCTAGCTTCTTAGGATAAATATAAAAAAAGGGAGTGCTTTCGCACTCCCTTTAAAATTCAAGAACTAAGTCTTAAATTTTAGAGATTACATCTCACCATCATTACCAGGACCGTAGTTGCCCATACCTGTGATGTCCTCCATCACCATACGGAACCTTCTACCTGTCATGTTATTTCTGAATGATATGAAATCGTTTTCCTCAATGAGGGTCCAGTCACCACGATCGTTCTGGAGATTCACGTCACCTGTGAAGATGTTTCTGTAACGTTTATCTGATTTACCGAGATCGTATGAATTGTCTGCCTTCGGAAATAGACCGCTAGCGTTCATGTAGAACTTAGATGTGGAAATATTTCCAACAAACCAATCAATAACATCATCACCTGATGATCCGATAGCAGAATCGCGATCGGCATCCAGAATGAAGCTTCCTGTTGTCTGATTTCCATTGAGATCAATGGTGTCAGCGTACAGATTTCTCCAAGCTGTTCCTGCTATACCCATAGTGTATGTAACACCAGGTGTCGCTGATGTGGCAAAGTCATGATCGTAAGGACCATTAAAACCACCAAACGATGTTGATGAAGTAGAACCGGCTAACCAAGCAACACTCACACTAGTATCTGATACAGAAGGTGTGGATGATACCTGAAAATAATAAGGTCCATATCCTCCGCCTGATAGTCTTATGACATACCCGGATTGCAACTCAGAAACATCAGTTGCATCAAAACCTCCACTATATTCAAGAGACGTAGTGGAGCTGTCGATTGTCGATGGTCCTGTGAACAGGTATCCGCTAGTGTTGTTGGTAAAACTACTAAAGGTTCCAAAAGTATACTCCGGTGCAGTTGAATCCATGTTACCAGAAAGAGTCAAAATACCTGCTGAATGAGTGATCTTTGAACCATTAGCAGCTACATCAGTATTCAGGTTAATAGTAGCACCATCAGCCAAGAAAAGATCCGACCAAGCTACGGCAGCCTGGCCTAAAGAAGCCTGGTTGTCATAGTTTGTTCGAACACTTTGTCCTGATCCTACATTAACTTCAACATCACTGTTAGAAGCTGAAAGATGAATGCCGTTTCCAGCGTTTATCTTCAAAGAGTTAGGGTAGGCACTAATGGTACCACCACCGTAAGAGACATTGGTATTGTGAAAGAATTTCCACTGTCCACTTACCTCATCGTAACTTCCACCTTGCGTTCCCTTTGCTCTAAAAGCATGAGTGTCATCAAAATTCCAGAAGGAATCAGACTCAGCAGAGTGAATTCTGTCGGTGTACAGGGTTGAAAGCTTTGTTCCGTCGTCTATCTGAAAATCAGCAGAACCTGATATTCCAGGATATGAAACAGTACCTGCCTGGACTACCGGGAAAACTAGTGCCCTAGCATGACTTCCGTCACCATAAGTTGATTGAATCTTGGTGGCACTAGTAAGTTCACCCGAGTCATATGCAGGTATGTAAATACCCCCGGTATTACTAGGTGATGACTGCAAAGTCGTGTCAACAGTACCCGACGAAGGACTGGCAGGAACACCTAGGGTGTAGGCTCTTGTTCCATCCCAAGAAAGAGCTGGCAAAAGAGTACCCAGATTTCCTGATGAATTTTTTCCAAAAATGATTGATCGCTGACCAACATTGTTGAAAGTATCAGATCCGCTGAAACCTAGACCGATTACGCTATCTTGAGTTACGAAATTAGAAGAAGAAACAGTGGTTGCTGCCCCTTGAATCTGAAGATTTCCGTTAAGAACAAGATCGCTGTCGTCCCATCTAAGTCGCTCTGTACCACTTAGGAAAAGATTAGAAGTCCAGAAAGCTACCTGATTAGCAACAGGTGTAGCCGCTGTTCCATCTGATCTTTTTGCTTCAAGACCACCTCTTATTGAACCGTCAACAGAGATAGTTCCTGATATTTGAAGATTGCCGCCGAATACGGCGATATCGTAATTACCCAATGTACCAAACGATGTAGCGCTAGCATCGCTAGCGACAGCGCCTGAAACAAAGAATGTTGTATCTGTTCCTGGCCAAGTGAAGCCTACCTCACCACCAGCCGAACTTGGAACACCAAATGCAACACCACCGGTTACATATAGAGAACCATGGCTAGCCGCCGAAGAGCCTGATGTTAGAATCAAACTATCGGTGTGGTTACCAGAAGCAGATAAATGATTTAATGATAAACCTAAAGACATTTTTAACTACTCCTTTTATTTTTGTCCTTTATGATTAATGAAAGATTGAAAGAATTCATTCGAATTACATCTCACCGTCATTACCAGGACCGTAGTTGCCCATTCCAGTAATGTCTTCCATAATCATTCTATAGCGACGTCCAGTCTTGTTGTTTCTGAATGACAAGAAGTCCTGCTCCTCAATAAGGGTCCAGTCACCGCGGTCATTCTGAAGATTCAGGTCGCCTGTGTATATGTTTCTAAACCTAAGAGCCGCAGATCCTAGATCATTAACATTGTCGGTTGAAGGATAGAATGCAGATGCATCCATTTCAAACTCTGATGCTCCACCGATAGTGAAAACGATGACATCGTCAGCAGTAGCAGCAATGCTAGTATCGCCGTCTGCATCTAGGATCAATGATCCCTGTCCGTTAAGATCAACACTGTCAGCGTATACAACGTCCCACGCTAAAGATGTAGAACCTAGATCATAATCACTGTCATTTTCAGGAACCCAGTGTCCCTTAACTGTGATCTTTTCAGTTCCGTGAGTAAGTGTTGCATTACCGTTGTTGAAGTTGATAACACCGCCATCAGCCAAGAAAAGATCTGACCAAGCAACTGAAGCTGTACCGAGAGCAGCACCGTCGTTTGCGTCTGGTCTAAGAGACTGAGCGTTAACACTTACGTGACCGCTTGAAGCTGAAAGCTGAAGCGCAGCAGCAGAACCATCAGCAGTAAGTCTAAGAACACCATCGACAGGTGAGTTTATGTAAATTCCACTGTCTCTAAATGAAGCTCTTGCAGCATTCTTGATTCTAAGAGCAGAAGTGCTGCCGTAGTTGAAGAAAACATTTCTACCAGCCTGAACTCTGTTTGTCTGAAGAACTGGAAGGTAAGTTCCGGATCCGTTGTCTACCAAAGATCCTGAGATAGCTGGTGAATAATCAACTGATCCGTATGTAGCTACAGGTGAAACAAATTTACCCATGTGAACATCGAGAAGATCATTTGTAGCTGAAGCTGTGTGAGGAACTCTGATGTGGTGTGCCGCAACATCCGTTCCATCGCCGTAAGTCTTGTTGAAAGAACCTGAGCTCGGGCTCGTAGGCGTCTTTGCAAAGATCATTCTACTGTTTGTTCCATCGAAGAAAATTGCTGGAAGTCTGTCGCCAGCAGAGGCAGCTCTACCGAAGATAATACCTCTATCTCCGCTTGTACCTACACCGTCAGAACCAGAAAAACCAACACCAATGATTGAGTCCTGGATAACCATGTTCGAAGAAGAAATGGTTGTCTGTGAACCTTGAACCTGAAGATTACCATTAACAACAAGATCTGAATCATCCCAGTAAAGGTTTGAATCACCCTTGAGCGTAGAAGCTCCTGTCCAGATTGCAACCTGCTGAGCAACTGGAGTTCCATCAGCGCTCAAACCACCTGTGATCGATCCGGCTGACAAAGCACCAGAAACGTGAACGTTACCACCGAAAACAGCAGCTGTTGACCCACCGGTCTGAGTAGAACCAGAAACGAAGAAAGTTGCATCAGTTCCAGGCCAAGTAACTGATGATTCGCCACCGACAGAAGCCGGAACAGCAAACGCAGCCGCACCTGAAACATACATTACACCCTGTGAAACACTGTTGATTGTCTCAACATGATTTCCAGAAGCAGAAATATGATTTAAAATTAAACCGCTTGACATTTTATTATTACTCCTTGATATTATAAAGTCAAACCCACTTGGTCACCATGACGCAAGTGTTTATTTTAATATATGACCTTACCAGACAGTAATTGACTTGAATTGACTTGAATTGAATTGACTTGATTATGAAGGACGGACGGATTTAAGTATTATTTAGACTTTAAAAGAGACCTAAGAAGTCTCATCTGATTATCATACTGAGAGCATTCTGATGAAAGAAAGGATAAAGAATCTATTTCTATTTTTTCATTTTTTTTAAACGAAAAAAAATATTGTCCCTTTTCATTTTTTTCAACATTGACTATTTGATGTCCCTTTACTAAGAGATAGGCTGCTATTGAAATATCACTTATAGTGTAAGTCTCTCTCTCCATTTATCTACTCTTCCTCTTCGTAAGGTAACAATGCAAACTTATACTTTTTGCCTGTGAGACGGTTTATAACCGTCAGATCATCAGCTTCCTCAATTATTTGCCAGTGACCTCTTTCGTTTCTGAGGTGGAGGTCACCTGTATAAATATTGGCGAACCGGTTCTTTGGGCCGCCTAAGTTGTACTGCTTATCTGCACCTGGAAGAATACTGCCTGTGACCACCAACTCACTGCCATTGAAGGTGATATTGGATTCTGCAACGATGTTCCCAGAACCATCAGCCGTGATCATCTGGTTGTCTTCTCCGCTACCACCCGAAAAGGCGGAGGCAGAAGAAGATATCGTTACCGCACCATTTGATCCCGTAACGATTGAAATGTTATCACCCGCAATGAGATATGATGTTCCATCCGCCAAATTCTGGAGAGATCCTGATAAACCTGTTCTACCGATCAAATCATTTGGAACATCGTTGGTTCTACCCGGAGATGTTACGTAAACGATTCCGTTACTCGCAGATTTCAGAACGAATCCAACGTTTTGAATCAGATCATCAGATCCTGTGGGTTTTTGAGTGGTTAATCCACCTGAACCCGAAACGTATATGGTGTTTCCTACCGTGAAAAGTGAGGTATCCACACCTTCGAGGAATCCCATGAGAGAAGCGTGCCCGTTACTTCCATTCAAAAGATCTTCAGCGAGTAAACCAGCTGCTGGCATTGTTGCGGCAAGAGATGCGGAACTGGCTGCGATGTAAGCGCGATCACCACCTGAATTGAATCCTGTGATGTAAACCGGTGTTCCAGCGAGAAGATCCACACCTGAATTGTTTCTCACACTGATGTGAACACGATCGGCGTAATCAAAACTTAGAGAACCCGCACCATCTGTTTGAAGAAACTGGAATTTTGTACCCACATTTTCGGGAAGGGTAAAATTAAGGGAATCACTCATGCCTGTTGCGGCAAAAAGGTTAACAGATCCTCCCAAATCAGAGTGAAAACTTGCGGTGTGAGAAAAATGAACGTTACCAGAAACGTGAACATCACCACCGAATACCGAGGTTCCCTTAACTGTAGAATCCTTCGAACCGATTGTTCCTGATACGAAGAAGTAGGTATCGTTTCCTTGGGTATCCGCTGTATAACCGAATCCCAATCCACCCGCAAGAGAAAGTGATGCGGTTGTTACGAATTCGCTAGGATCAGGTACGTTAAAGGATCCGGATGTTACCGTTCCTCCACCTCCACTGCCGGCAATCAGATCACCATTTCCATCGTACAGGGATCCACTAATAACAACATCACCACCGAATACCGCCACACCTCGAGAAGTACTGTCCTTGGATCCTACTGATCCTGATACGAAGAAACCTACATCTGTGAAAGAAGATTCATCTGGTGAACTAGCAGCACCTCCAGAGAGTATTAGAACTTGATCTTGATCTGCGTCTACTTTTATGCCGGTCTTGTTTTGAGAAAAAACAGAAAAGTCCGAAGCGCCCTGTTGAACGTTGAACCTTGCTTCACCAGTACTTCCAAAATAAATGTCAGAATCAGAAGCTACTGCATTGTTAGTTCCTATAAAAAGAGAACCTGTGGTGGAAATAGCACCAGCTGCAGGACCGAGCCATCCGATATCTTCTGCAGTACTAGCTCCTGATCCTACTTGAGTAGAAAGCATGTCACCTACATAGATAAATGCTTTTGCCCTTATTGGTACTTTGCCAGAATCATAGTCCTGTACATAAAGTATCCCGTTATAGTAGTCAACGTACCAGTCTATCTCGTCTGTTAGACTTATTTGATCAGAAACGTCATCAGCCCCTGAATATATCGTACATTGATACGGGTTCGGAGCATCAAGAGAAAAAGCTGGAGGTATTATTTGAACACCACCCAGTGTTCCTGTTAGATGTTGACCGTTTTCAAAACCTCCGCTCCCAGCTTTTGAATTATCTGTGTCTGTTTCGTAGGATGATTTTAAAGAAAAATAGTAAGCATGATGACCTGCAGACTGGGCTGAGGCGTCGTCGTCATATGAGTTTGCATCAAAATAAGAGGCAGCAATCGGGCTTAGATCAAACTCTACATATTCAACTGAACTATTCTGAACTGTATTTAGTGTTTTAGAAGGACTTTGCGGAACAGTATCAGCAAATATTGTCTGTGCAGATATCTGTACCGCACTACCAATTATCTCTTCATTGTCAGTAGCTGCATGAGAAGTGTGAGCCTTCGATAGAAGCTTCTTAGCAGAGAAATTAGTAAATGTTAAATTAGTTTTTCCAGCCATCTAGACAGTCCTTGATCCTCTTCGAATAAGTATTCAACATCTCAAAGATGATTAGTAACTTACGTCTATTCTAGAAATGTAACCAGTCCAGTTTTTGTGAGCTGTGATCTTAAGAACTATCTTTTCAGCGCCAGTTCCAGTTCCGTTAACTGTCTGACCATTGAATGTCAAGTTATTAGAAGCTCCTCCTGCGTCAACAACTTGATCGATATCTCCGTTAAGACCACCGTCACCATCAGTTATGTTTCCTGATCCTGCTGTGGCTCTTCCTAGGTCGAGCCATCCGGTCTTGCCTGGAATCTTTCCTTCGATGTAAATGTTATCATTGGATCCTAGGGAGCCAGAAAGAGCTCCGGCTCTACCTATAATATTTGCATCTCCAAAAAGCGTCACGTCTATGTTGAAGACATTGTTTACTGTGTTATTTTCAAAAGACCTGTAGTAGTGTCTGTGTGAAGAACTAACAGTGGGCAACGAAGAGTAGTTTACATTGCTAAGCGGAGAAATTAAGTCGGAAGATCCAACATCAAAATATGATCTAAAATCTCCGGAGCCAGGCAATCTTGAATCCTTGGGTGAGACAAGATTTCCGTTGTAGACAAGTAGCCCGCTGTAGTAGTTTGTATTACCAGAGTCGTTAATACTAAGAGTAGAATCCCAGTTACCAGAAATTATGTCCGACTGAGCTGTATAATTTCCGCTAACGATTCTAAAGTCTTCTCTGCTAAATCTCTCAGAGGTAAATCTGTTTGTGCTTCCAAGAGAAGCACTAAACACCAAGAATTTCTTGTCAGAGTTTCCTCCAACATATATGTTGCCAGAACCTTGAGTTCCATCAAGTGGGTGCTTAACATCTATTTTAGCTGCAGCAGAGTGTGAAGTTCCTCCAATAGGAGAAGTACCAGGTATTGAAGTGCTTTGATTAAACTCTATTGTTCCTGTGACGAAAAGAGATCCGACGTTGACATCGGATAATCCTGTGTCCAACGCCGGTAGAGCCATCTGTCTAGAAGATGCGTCTTCAAGGACAGTTTTGGATCCTGTGATTTGAGTAAAAGAGACGTTATTGAAATTAGAGACGCTAGTAATCGAAACAGCATCAGAGTCAGGTGAATATACGCTAGAGTACGCGTGATTCACCTGAGATTTAAATGAACCTGTTGGATCTTGAAAGTACTTGACCCCTGACTGATAATAGAATCCTTGGGCGTTTGACTCTCCAAAAGATCCGAATTCTGAATTTGTTATATTAAGAGCGCTTGAGTCTGTATCTCTTACCCATTCTATGAGATTAGTATCAACCCAGGTAGTTCCGTTGTATATTTGAATCTTAACGTAGTTATGTCCAGCAACCATATCATCGGAACCAACACCAAAATCACCGGTTCTGTACCATTTAGTAAAGTCAGAAACAAGTCCTGCACTGTCGGTTGGATTGGCAGCTGCAGAAATATTCAGAAAACCTGAGTCTGATGTTTTGCTTTCACCCGTCGTCGATGCATTTCTAAGATCCATGGTATGATGATCAACACCATTGAGAACCATTTTTATTTGTGTGTATGCCGGATCAGCAGAAAAAGCATCCGCCGGATAGTTGTTTCCATTGCTTGCTACATCATGATTTAAAGAGCCTGTTATTGAAACATCGCTTCCGATAACTCCGTATCTATTAGAAGCAACCGAAAATTCTTGATTGATATCAGTTGCTGAACCTCCGCCCGAGGTTGACACGTTTGTGAATCCAGACAGAGTTTTTGAAGAACCGAAGCTAAGTTTTGCATCAACTCCCGAAACCTCTGAGTTTATAGCGTCCAGGCCAGGAGCCTCTTGAAAAGCGCTTGAGTTTCCTGGAACAGTAAAAGTTATTCCTCCGATATCTCTTTCCAGAGAAGCATCTGCCTCTATTTTGACTACGAGGTAGTCGTTTTTAGCCAGAGATCCTGTACCAAAAGTAAAGAAGTTCGAAGGCGAAGCACTTGAATCAAGATCGGGGTTGGATCTTCCACCATCTCTGTTTCCTGTTTGACCCAAAGTAAATGTATTACCCAGGTCCAACCACCCAGATCCTGGCTCTCCCGGTAGCTTGGCAAAAACTCTTATGCTTGTTGAGTTAAGAGAATCTCCTGCTCCGACGATCGTAGGAATAGTAGTTGTGCCGGCATTAAGCTGAATCTTAAAGTTTGATACCGGCCCGGAAGAAACATTTTTAACTGCTCTGTAAAAAGTTCTCAAACCAGACTCCGAAGAATAGTCAGGTTGATTACTATAAATGTAGTCTATTCCAGTGCTATCTTGACCGAAATATCCGGAGCTTCCTAGGTCTGTGTCACTCTTGAAGTTTCCTCCGTTAATTGTCTCCAGTGGCGATATAAGAACTCCGTTGTAGAACTGAAGACCGTCACTATGGCCTCCATTACTAGCAGTCATGTGCTTAGTAGAGTCCCAAGAATAAGAACCGCTAAAATCAGTTTGAGAGTCAAAACTACCGCTCTGTATTCTGTAGTCTTCGTGATTAAATGATTCAAAAGTGTTAGTTGAAGAAAACGTTCCACTATATATTAAGAATCTTCCTGAGTTAACGGAACCTGCATTCGTCAATCCGGTTTTCGTTGGGTGAGCAACTGATATTGTCGCTGTAGATCTTGCACCAAGCATCGGTGTCGTCGTCGTTGCAAAAGAAGATGTTACATGAATAGACTTATTAAAATCTTCACCCAGACCAGTGTTGATTGATGGAACAGTTCCAGGCGAAGGGGAAGTAGATCCGCAATTAGAAATAGAAGTAGTTATAGAGTTTTGAGCATAGACATGCTTGTAATAATTCTCTATTCTTACTCTGTGCTCTCCTGATCCTGTTACTGCATATCTCACACCTGACATATCGTACCTGTTGGTACCTCCGTCCAGTTGATCAACGTAAAATTCTGACTGATTAGCGCCTATAAGATTAGATGAATCAGTTCCGTCTTCGTCGTATACCCATTCTACAAAATTAGTAGAAGTTGTTGTAGATCCTACTGTGTGCTTGACTTTTGCGTAGTTATATCCCTTCCTCTGAGAAGCTTCTGGTATAGTAAACTTACCAGTTCTATGCTGGAATATAGGAAAAGAAGTATCGCTTTGGGTTCTTGCACTGCCTGTTTGAGAAAGCTGTATGAAACCAGTCGACGAATGAACTGACGTACCGTAGTGATTTGCCGTACCAGATCCGGGAACTCCATTTCCAGAGGCAGCATCAGTAAGATCAACAGAAACGATATCTGATCCGTTGACCTCCAAAGTAAGTGTGCCTTGATCTGCATCCCCAAAAGATTTTGCAACGTGGTTTGTTATCGCACCTGAGTTGTAATCAGAAACAGCAACGTCCGAGTTGAGATCTCCAGTTATCGTAGTTGAAGAATTGTAGATAGCTAGTCGTAAGTCTCCTGAAGATCCTGTCACCACACCGTAACTTTGGTTGATGTTAACCGCAGAAAGAGAGCTTCCTCCAGGTATATTTCCCTGAACAATGGTATATCCAGAAGGAACCACACCTGTTCCAAAAGAAAGCAGAGCGGTTGTACCTTGAGCTCCATCAGCGTCCACATTATCTAGTCCGGGAGCTGGAGAAGGTGCAAGAAACTTAAGAACTTCATTGATCTTGTCGATTGCAACACCAATCGTCGTCTGAGGTGTGAACGTGGTGAACAAACCGTCAGCGTAAGACCCATCTTCAGGGTTTCCTATAGTTCCGGTAAGGGCTGCAACTCCGGAGCCGTTATTGTTTAATATTCCAGCTTCTGTGAAATCTATTTGAGTAACTGATCCGATTGAAGTAGAGCCTGATGCTGCGGTGATTGAGCCGCCTCCGCTTCCGATTGTATTTCCAGATCCGTCGTACAAAGTACCGCTAACTACGACATCGCCACCAAATATTGAAGTACCTCTAACTGATGAATCTTTAGATCCCGATGAACCAGAAACAAAGAAATTAACATCTGTGCCTGTTTGCTCATCAGCAGAACCAGCAGCACCTCCAGAAAGAATAAGAACTCTGCCCGTTCCCGATGATTTACTTCCTGTTGCAACTAAGAAATTTGATTGGTGTCTATCAGAAAGAGCTATTGCCTGATTTCCAGTGTACTCAGATGTAGTTCCTCCTACCGATAGAATAAGCGATCCCGATTTAGCATTAATAAAGTTAGCAAAAGGACCTCCCATCTGTGCTGTATTGTTCGGTCCGTATTTTTGAATGGATAGTTCGGATCCGTCTCCCGTGCTGTATCCTGAAAAACCTGCAACAAAAGTTTGAGAAATTGATCCGGCATTTCCAGCATCAGTCGAGCCTTGATTAAGCATCAATCCGATCTGGTTGTTGTGTGCAACGTTTCTTGTAATCTTAAGTGTACCACTAGTTGCTACGTCACCACCAAAGAGAGTAGAGCCTCTAGTTGCTTCATCCAGAGAGTTAGAAGAACCAGAGAAAAACACAGCAACATCGGCTGCCGATATCTCGTTAGGTGAACCAGGAGCACCTCCAGAAAGAAAAGTCATCCTTGGGCGCATTGACTCTGAGTTTGATTCACCTCCATCTCTAGGTAGAATATCAGCCCTCTTGGCGTTCATTCTGCTTGCGCCTTCTAGATGGATATAGTCAAAGATTGTATCTCCCCCAGAATCACTAAATCCCTGTATTTTGGTTGTGGCTCCTGAAGAAGCACTTCCAGAATTAAAAAACGAAATTGAATCTGTGTTAGAAAGTCTACCGATACCACCTAGAACTGAACTTTGATCATTTAATTTGTTCAGTATGATGTTTTTGTAGCCTACCAAAGCACCTTCAGCGTATAAAGAGCTAGATACTACTAGCTCCCCCCCAAAAACTGATCTCGAGTGGTGACTTACTGAATCATTTTTTAACCCTGAATAGTTTGTCTTACTTGTTCCGGAAGCGAAAAAGAATACGTCAGATCCTGCGTTTTCAACTCCGTAACTTATTCCAAAGCCTCCTGCTAGAGAAAGAGAAGAAGTTGTAACAAAAGTTGTTGGAACTGCGTTTGAGTTATCAACCTCATTAAAAGATCCTGAGGTTACTGTTCCTGATCCTCCTCCTCCTCCACTTCCGACTTCGGTCACTCCATCGGTGTTTTTAAAGTAGAGTTTTGAAACCCCTCCGTCATCAGCAACGTAAACTACTGCTTGATTTCCAGCTACATCAGGTTCTGAGGCTTTCTCCTGAAGATACAGGGCTCCACTTATGTAATGATCTGAATTGACGCTAGTGTTAACCTCGGCAACGAACTTCTCCGCAAAGAAAGTACCACTAACGACGACATCGCCGCCGAAGAGAGTGACCTTAGATCTATCGTTTCCCTGTATAGAAGAATTGTTTCCGGAAACAAATAGATAAACGTCAGAACCTACGTTAGTAAGCATGTCCGACTGGTAGCCGCCCGCGAAATTAGTAGCGTCCGAAGCACTGTATATTAAAAGTGCCGGCTTTCCTGACTCAGAACCGGAAATTACTATTTTTGAAGTTCTTATCTGATTTGCTTTAAAATCTTTTGCCATCTTAGTATCCTATTTTCCTGGCGCTACTATTAAAAAGTCACCGTTGACTTTCTCCATTGTTCCGCTCACTTGGCTGTGAATCCCTTCGGCAGAAAGAGAACCTGTTATTTGAAAACCATCTCCGGAGAAAGTTATTCCATCTTTGTCAATCAATTTTACAAAGTTACAGCTTTTTGAGTCAGAAAAAACTCTTGTTGTAAAAATCCCTGGAAAAGGAGCTTCGGTTCTAAGTCCTGGAGTTGAAAAAGAGCCTGTTAGTGTTGATTGAGCAACACCCAGGGATACTTCTTTCGGAGAAGATTTAGTGTACATTACTTCGCTAATGACCAAATTAGTCTTGCTTGTTGAAGTACCTCCAAAAGAAACTGTAATTTTCTCCCCGACTATATCTCTGGAGAGATTGACAGTGTCTCCAAAACCGACAGCCGCTGTAACATTTACGCTGCCACCATCTGTTCCGTTAATTGCGTCCGTCACATCAGATCGCCAGTCATTTCCAGAAGAAATATCATTAACGTTTATTTTTGAATCATCTCCAGAAGAATTCGTAAATTCTATTGTTCTAGAAGTACTTCCGGCTGAAATTGTTATCGTGGCTCCTACTATGTCTGAAAGATCTCCTCCTGGGATATCAACGTGACTAGGCAAGATGAGGTTTGCTGAAGTCACTCCGGGAGGATCAATTTTGTTTGAAACCTTTCCGGATATCAGTGTAAAGCTACTTAATCTCATGAGACAATTCTTAGAACCACTATGTCAACCGTGCCCGTAAAGGGAGCACTTGCTTCTATTTTTACTTGACTGACTGTTGTACCTGAGGTATCGACAGCTAATGTAACCATTGCAGAATCATTATCAGTTGTATCTCTAGGACTTAAAAGAATTCTAAGTTGATCAATGCTTCCTGGAAAAGGAGCATCAAACTGGACCGTCTTTGTCGACTCATTTTTAAACTTTGCTGAAAGTACTTCTACTTCCATTTCTGTTTCACCAATAAAAGAATTGGCTTTTTTAGCCCTTATTAGAGGATACTTCTTGGTAAAGCGATTCCTGTCTATAATTTTTGATCTTATTTTTGCCACTTCACACCTCCCAGATAAATATCATCTTGTTACAATACCTTACTAGCATAAGTTGCCAAAGCTGATCTTTCACCTCTTTCAAGATAGACTTGAGCAGAAAGCTCGCTGGATCTAAACCTGTCTATCGTAACAGAGAGACCGTTCGACCTCTTATCTAGATAGGGTGTGTCGATCTGATCTGTATCTCCCATCAAAACTATTTTCGATCCTTCGCCGATTCTAGTTATGATGGTCTTAAGTTCATGAATACTTGCATTTTGAGCTTCATCAACTATTATAAAAGCATTGTTAAAAGTTCTTCCTCTTATAAAGGAAAGAGGAGCTATCTCTATTTGACCTTTGTCTATCATCGCCTCAAAGTATGTCTTATCTTTGAAGTGATGTCTAAAGTTATCCATCAAAGGAGAGAGCCAGGGGTCCATTTTTTCTTTGACATCACCTGGCAAAAATCCGATATCTCTACCCACGGGCTCTATGTTTCTAGTTACAACTATTCTTTCATATCTGTCAGAAAGAAGTGCGTCAAGCCCTGCCATCAACGTTAAGAAAGTTTTACCTGATCCTGCCCTTCCTGTAAGAGAAACTAGAGGTATTGAGTCATCGTTTAGAACAAACCACGCAAACTTCTGTTCTTTGTTGCGAGGTTTAACGTCTGTTGAACCGTTCGAAGTATCAGGTATTGAACATAGGTTTCCTTTTCTGTGAAACACTAGAGCTGATTTTCCTTGTGTGGCACCCTGTGCTACGATGAATTCATTCTCATCAAATTCTGATTCTGCTTCAATAAATCCGTCTCTGTATAGATCGTTAATTTGAGCATCTGTTAGATCTATTGATCTGTTAGATTCTTCATATATTTTTTCACCAGTTAGGTGATCTTTGTAATAATCTTCAGCTTCGAGTCCTAGGGCATCACACTTGACTCTTAGATTTATGTCTTTTGTTATAACCTTGACCACATTTTGATCCGTCTTGAGGCTTAAAGCTGCGGCTATGATCTGGTTGTCTCCTCTTTCGTCGTCAAGTCCCGTAGCAACATCAGGAGAAGTGATCAAAACTCTTACAGTCTGATCTTCTTCTTCTATCATAATCCCCTGATCAAGTCTTCCCATTCCTCTGAGAAAATCTAAAAATCGATTTACGTACCGAGCATTCTCACCCAGAAGCCCGGGTTTTTCTTTAAATCTGTCAAGTTCATCCAGAACGACAAGCGGTATCACTACGTCATTTCCCGAAAAAGAGTGAATAGATTCTTTATCGTAAAGTAGTACAGAGGTGTCTACTATCAATGTTTTTCTTAAATTCATTGTAAATCTCCAGTAGAAGGACTAAATGTTATTTTAAGTAATGGAGTCATATGAGTAATCTAAAAGATTTTGTTTGTGTTAAAAAAGTAAAAAATTCCAACTCTCCTTGCGAAGAGAAGGGGTGCCGGCACTGGATTTCTTGTTCGAGTGATCTTAATTGTTCTATAATAGCTTCTGAGGCGGGACCTAAAACTTTGCAAGAAATAGGAGACTATTACGGTATTTCTAGGATGAGAGTATGTCAAATTGAAAAAGCCCTTATGGAGAGGCTAAAGAACTCTAAGTTCTTCGAAGAGTTCAACCCTTCATCCTGACAACATGCATATTGCAATAAGGCCTGGAACTTTTTCCTTTATATAGACACCAGAGAAAAGCGTGTCAGTTCTTCCACCGACATAAGAAAATGCTGCCTCTAAGTTTTTGCTAATCTTAGGATCTGAAGCCATTTCAGTGTTAGGCACTAATAGAAGGGATCCTGTCTTAGTGTGAGAAGGAGGAGGAGGACAAGGTGATGACTTTATGCAACCTGCTAAAACCTCTGAGCCTAGGTCTCTTCTATCAGTGTCTCTTATTACCGTGCTTCCTACTACATGCCTCCCCGGAGTAGAAAGACATTTTTCTAGATCTTTTGAGTCAAATGTCTGAACATCAGAATGAGTTGCAGCAAGCTTAAAGATTTGAGAAAGAAGCTTGGCGAAGTTCTTGTTTGCTACAGGTAGAAGATTTAACATTCCCACTTTGTTTCTAAGAAGAGTTAGCTGTCTTTCGTTGTCTATTATTATGTGAGGATACGGTGACACATCCTTTAATAGTTCTTCAAAGTTAGACTTTATCGTAGAGTTTAAAAGTTCTTGAGAACTAGGTTTTGAAACAATGTAAAAAACCTTTCCGGAAGCATTGATAGAAGTCAGATATCTTTCGAGTCCTCCGTGCAGAACTGAACATGCGCTTCCTGTTCCACCACCACCTCCAGCTAAGACAAAAATCCAGTCAGGGGCTCCGAGTCTAGCTCTAACGGCATCCTCAACTAGAGTACTGTTTTCCCCAAGTATCTTCTTGCCCAGATTTACATCTTTGCCCACGCCATCGGCGCCAGGTATGAGAAGAAAGTTTTCTGACTCAACACCATCAGGCTGATCTTTTTCTGTTGTGTTTACTAGTAACGATCTACTAAAACCCACGTCTATAAAAGCTTTTGCAAGCTTTCCCCCTCCGCCCCCAACTCCTATAAAAGCACACTCAATAGCACTTTCAGCAGAGTTTTCGGGTAAGAGTTCGGACGTGTCTTCTTTTACATCTTCTGAATATGCATCTACGAAATCAAATTCGTCTTCAAATTCGCTCACTTCTTTACCTCCTTCTGAAGAAATTAAATCTTTTTCAAAAGACTCTTTTCTATTTTTTCTTTTTTTCTCAACAAACTTTAGTGATCTAGAAACAGAGCTTCCCATATTATCTCATCTTTCTAGAGATAAATATATTTGCTGAGACACTCTAAGAGGATTATTATTTTCTCTCTTTTTCAACAGATATCGTTGTCTTAACCAGTTCTGCTGACTTAGTCTTTAGGAGTCTTAGTCCTCTTCTAGCTCTGACACCTGCCGAAGCGTTTCCGCCTGCATTCTTCATTACGTCAAGGTCAAGAGACTCAACAAGGGTCTTGATTTCTGCCCAAAGTTCACGTATGTTCGATTCTGACATCTTAGTTTCTCCTATATTTCTATTTTGTTTGTTGAAGTGTCTTCTTCGTTTTCGGAGAAGATTTCACATATCTTCACCATTACTTCTCTATCTTCTAGCTCCAATGCTAAAAGTTTGATAATTTTCTTTTTTTGAAATTCGTTAACCCCGAAGTTTAGAATTTCATGGACGATCTCTCTAGCTTTGATGCTATCCAAGACATCTCTTTTTTGTTCTATTTCTTCCTTAGTAAGTTTGCTCATTTAAAAACTCGTTTTCTGAGTGTATGACTCAACTCTAAATTTTTCCGGTCCAAGAAATCGTACGGATTTACCTTGAATGTTCTCTTCCATCTCTTCTTTTGAGAGAACTATTGTTGACTCCCATTCTTCATTATCAATAATGTACTGCGCGTATTCGTAGTCACAAAGCTCTCTCTGATATTGACCTAGAAGTTCAAATAAAGAGCTAGGTAGAGAAAACTTAAAATCCTCTATCGAAAGAATTGACCTCATGTCTTCCTTTCCTGTCACAATCTCAGACTTACAAACATCGTAAACCCTGTGAGTAGCTCCACAGTTATTGCAAGTAGCGTACTTAGTAACAACTGTGTCACTTTCATCGATTATTGAAAAAACTACAAATCTATGAAACACAGGGTCTGATGCATTTTTAAATTGCGGCAAAATACAATGACACTGAACTAGGTGTTTTATGCCTTTTGTGCTAGAGATCTTTTTCAATTCTAGATACCAGGCTATCCATTTGTTGATAAAGAACACCTTTGATTGATCTCATTACTTGTTCAACAGTTTCTCGAGACTCAGTACCAAGTTCTTTAAAAACTTCACTAGTAATGCTTGACTCGATTACGTCTCTTGTCTCAAAAACAGATCTGAGTATTTTGTTTTTTTGTGAACTCATAAAATTTCTCCTTGATTTTATGCTGTGATTAACTATTAAAAAAAACTATTTCTCTTGTAAAACTAGACAAGAAGTGTTATTTAGATTTTTTTCCAAAGATTGAGCTGATCTCTTTGCCACTCTAAAGCATTTCGAAGAAAAAACACCAAGATTATTTGATAAAAGAAAAGAACCTGAGAATCCTGATTCTTTTGTATGAATCATTGAGTAATTTATTCTGTCTTGCAAGACCCCTAGAACAGATTTGAAATGAACAGGAACAGAAACTGAAATCTCCCGCTCAGACGAACTAATACCTGAAATTGCGACTTTGTTTTGACCCAAGCTTACATTATGGCAGAAGTCAAACGAGTCAGAAGAAAGAGTCCTCATTAACAAATGATTTTCAACGTTAAAAAAACCTTGATGGTTCGCAAATCTTTCAAAGTATTCTATGTCTCCTTTGAGGACTATCGGGAAAACATATAGTCTTCTGCTAGCATGATTTTCGCTCAAAGTGTGAGAGACTTCGGGTGAAAAGCCCCTTGCAAATATTACAAAGTTTTTCTTTGTTTTTGAAAGTGATTGCAAAAGAGAGTCTATTTCACTCACCGACTCTAGAATACCGTCCAAAAAAATAACACCAGCATCTGTTATTTCACTTTTCCTAGTAGAAAACATCTCAGAAACATAACCGTTTAACACTAGACTAGGAGAAGATCTAACTACGGGTTGAAAAGCCATTTCAGAGGGCGATATTTTAACTCTAGAGCTAACAGAACTCTTTTCTAATATAGAACTAGCTATTCTGTAAGAAACACCGTTTCCGACTAGGTTCCTTAAACTTTTTAAAATAACTTCTTTTTCTACTCTTTCGTATTTTTTCTCGATTTCTATAGGATCTCTTTCGAAAAACATCTTTAGACAAAGAAAACCAGACCCGGGAGACATAGATTCAGAAGTTAGAACTGCCTCAAGGATAATATTTCTTATCCCTATTTCTGCTTTGTCTAAAAAAGGCAAATGAGAAAGAATTCTAACAATGTCAGACTTTTGTGCTCTTACGGGCCTTCCTCCGTAATTAAAAGAAAGACTTCCCTCCTCAAGCCTAGTAAGGGTTTTGTGTATTTTTCTAAGGACAGAGTTTTTATGAAGATTGATATCTTCTCTCACGATGCGAGATTTCAAGGTAAAACCTTTAGTCTTTTTCTTTTTCTAGAACAGTGTTTCCGTACCAGGTTGTATATCTAAAGAATCCTGAAAAAACTCCGATCCCTAGCATTATCCAGCCTTCGGTTATTCGACCCGAAGATATCATATAAGTTCCAGCAAGAACCAGGGATTCGGAAATTCCAAATGAACACATTAGCTATCTCTCCACAAGTTGTTAGAAGCATAAGCCAGTATCTCTTCAGCACTGTCGGCTGTGTAACCATATTCGTCTATCATGGTCTGGACCATTTCACTATACTTCTTCTTTTGTTCTTCGTCTCTAGTCTTAGACTTAGTGACGATTCTTGCCATGTCTTTCACGGAAGAAATCAAGTAAGATTCTATTGCTTCTTTCAGAGGCTCATAACTTCTATAGTCGATCTTTGTGCCTCTTCTCATTTGAGCAAACATATAAGCAGTAACATCATGCCTGAAGCCGTCTTTAGAAGATCCGGTAATTCCAATCTGCTCTTCAATAGATTTCATGTAATTCTCATCAGGATCTCTTTCTTCTTTTGTTACTCTATCTTTAAGAGTTTGATGGGTAACATAAGCTTCTGCGTTGTCAAGATAAGAGTCAAACAGCGACTGTGCCTGTTCTTCGTATGCGCTGACGAAAGCTTTTGCGATTTCATTCTCTAGGATCTTAAGATATTCTTCTCTTACGACCTGTTGAATGATCTGTAGACATCTTGTCTTAAATTCTTCGTCAACAATTTGCTCCTTGACCATGTTTGTCAACGACTCCATGACACTTACCGGTGTGATAATGTCAGAGTCAGAGTCTGTCAAAGCGTTATCAAGAGCCTTAGTGATAAATCTTGTTGAGATACCGGACATTCCCTCGTTAGTTGTTTCCTCTCGAAGGTCTTTAATATCTACTTTCTTAACTCTTCCCTTTTCGATAACTTCTTCGCCATTATAAATCTTCATCTTTGTGAGAAGATCACATTTACCAGATTCCTTTAGACGACTCATAACTGAGAACATCGCAGCCACCTTGATTGTATGAGGAGCTATGTGAGCCTTGAAATCGGAGAGTCCAAGCATTTTCTCATAAATTTTAACCTCTTGATCAAGCTCAAGACAATACGGTACATTCACTTTTACGATTCTATCAAGAATAGCTTCGTTTGTATGTTCGCTTTGAAATCGATTCCACTCTGCTTCGTTGCAGTGAGCTAGGATCACGCCGTCGAAGTGAAGCATGTCGCTTTTTCCAGGAGAAGGAATTCTTTTCTCTTGAGTAGCAGTAATGATCGTGTGTAAGAACTCAATTTCATTCTTAAAAACCTCTACAAGCTCTACAATTCCTCGATTTCCCACGTTAAAAGCTCCGTTTAGAGAAAGAGCTCTTGGGTCATCTTCTGCGTATTCGTCAAGTTTTGAGATATCGACACTGCCAATAAGAACAGAAACATCTTGACTATTGGCGTCCATTGGCGGAACAGACGCTAGTCCTCTTCTGCCTCTTTGAGAAAAAGTAGTTTCTTTTACCGGGTAATCTTCGTATTTTCCTTTGTAGTTTTCTATGAGATCATAACGAACAACTGGGCTGATATCACCATCGATGTTGACACCAAGCTTATCAGAAAATGTGTCTCTTAGGCTTCTAGGAATTAACTGGAGTGGTTCACCTCTCTGAGGGTCTCCTTCAAGGTGATAATAAGATTCACCCTCCAGACCCCTCTTAATGTGTTCTGTGAGCGCTGATTTACCTGCTCCAACAGGCCCCATTAAAAGTAGAACTTGTCTGCTCTCTTCACCTCTGTGAGCTGCAGACTTTAAAAATCTCATGATCTTCATAACTACTTTTTCCATTCCAAAGAAATGATCTTTGAAATAGTCATAAACTTTTACGTTATCGTTATCGAAGATCCTTGATTTTCTAGGATCAGAACTTGGCATTGACTCGACGCCATGTTTTACCAAAGCATCGTAAAGTCTTTGGTGGCCTGTCTTAACGAGAGAAGGATCGTTTTGAACTAACTCAAGATAGTCAAGGAAAGTTCCTTCAAACTTTTCCTTCTTCCCTGCTTCTCTCTGAGTTTTTATAACTTCTAGAAATTCTTTTTTGATACTCATGTTCTAATAATACTCCAAACCTAAATAGGCGTAATCTATATTTCCCACATTTCTTCTTCGATAAGAGTAAAAAGTTTTACCTCATCACCCCACAGAGTACGTATGTGCCGAACAACAGCATCGGCATGATCGAGTTCTAAATCTCTTCCATCGTGCTCATGGCGAACGATCAATGTATTGTCTTCTTCTATTTCGTCAATGTAAACCACTGGAATACCATTTGTTCCAATATTCGTGATCAAGTCATCTCTGATTCTCATCCATCCATCATCGTCGTGGATATCATCTATTGTAAATCCTACTTTGTTCTTCTCTGAAAAAGAGAATAATCCAAGCTTTTCACAGAGTTCGTGTGTAAGATACTGTCTGATAAAAGCGACATCGTGAGAAGATTCTCTTGCAATAAAAGCTTCTTCGATACCATGCTTTTCTATGATATCTTGAAAGATTACAAATCCGAGATGATAAGGGTTCAAACCACCTAGGTGAGGTCTAATTACCTGGTTGTGCATTTTGAGAAACGGTATGTGCCACTCTTGAGGTAGATCTAGTTCGTGACACAGGGTGTAGTGCCAGTAACTTGCCCAGCCTTCGTTCATGATCTTTGTTTGAATTTGTGGAATGAAGTAGCTGGCACCATCTCTTACGATATTGATAATATCTCTTTTCCATTCAGGCATGTTACGCGAGTGTTCTGAAATAAAACCAAGTAGATCATATTCCGGTTCAAGAGGAATCTTGTTCAGATCAAAATTCACGTATTCACCATCCTCATCTTCCTTGATCAGTTTGGTGTATTTCTTCACAAGTTGTGCCCGTGATTTTTTAACTCTTCCGTATCGATCTGTTTGAAATTGTATTGCGTGTGCAGCATCTAAAACCGCTTCGACTTCTTCGATCCCGATCGTAGGATCCTCTACGTAACCTTGAATCCTCTTTTTCGCGCTGCGTAACCTACCTACGATTGTACCTGGTCGCGTTTCTTTGAACATCCTATTATTCTTAAAGAAGTCAGAGTGACCAACGCAGTGAGCCATTATCAGTATCTGAAGATACGCTGGGTTTTCTCTCATCAAGTATGCGATCGAGGGATTACTGTTGATAATCAACTCGTACGGCAAACCTTCCATACCCAGGTTGTACATGGTTCGTGTTCTTTCGAAACTCTTTCCATAGGACCAGTGACCATAGTGAGTTGGCATGCCATGATACGCCATGTGACCAATCATCGAATAGTAATCACAAACTTCATAGGTGATGGGAAACCAGTCCAAACCTTTTTTCTTTGCCAGTTCGGATATCTTCTCATCCCACTCTTCTAATAGTTTAAAATCCCAATCCATCATTTACCTCCAAAGAACTTCTTGAAAGCGGGCCACACTTCTTTCTTGTTGTTCATGCGTGACATTTTTAGTTTCTTATCCGCATGCGGCTTATAAACGTTTGAAAGTTTACTCATGTCCCAAGAAGAAGCGCTCTCTTTATACTCAACCTCAGGACCGATTTCGCAGTAACCGAACATCTGTGAAACGTTCTTAAGTTTCTCTACAAGACCAAGTGTTTTCTCAGTATCGTCCGGCCAGTTATCTCCATCAGAACATTGAAAAACGTAGATGTTCCAAGAGTTAGGATGAAAACGTTTTCTGACGATCTCATCAACCAGACCCAGACCAGAAGAAACCATTGTACCGCCAGAATTTCCGCGGGTAAAGAACTGATCTTCATTCACCTCGTATCCTGAGGTATCGTGGGAAACAAATACGATTTCAGTGTGGTTATACTTGGATCTAACGAAATGGTAGAGAAGAAAGAAGAAACTACGTGCGAGAAACTTCTTATTCCTGGTCATCGATCCTGAGATATCCATCACAAAAAAGATTACTGCGTTCGAACATTCCTTGATCGATCGCTTGTAGTGGTTGTAAACCAGATCTTGATCGTGGAAAGAAAACTTCTCTTCTTCATCGAAATTCTCTCTTCGGCTAGCTGCCTTTTTTCTCTTGATCCGTTGAATCGCAGTTTTCTTCTTGTTCAGCCGCGGCAAGATACCTTGTGGACGATATCCCTTCTTCTTGATCTTCTCGGACATGACCTTCTTTAGAGATTTTCTCTCAAGGTCGGGAAGTTCTAGATCTGCGAACAGGTGATCTGCGAGTTCCTCAAGGGTGATTTCAACATCATAGTATTCCTCACCCGCTTCTTGACCCGGCTTGTTACCGGGTTGTTTTTGTTTCTGTTGACCTTCGCCGATCTTTTGTCCTCGGCGTACTTCTTTACCGGGTGCAGAACCAACGCGCTTGTTGTTCTCGTTGTTACCGTAAACGAATCTGTATTCTTTGATTCCACGGACAGGAATCTTGATTTTTTTCTTTCCATCCTGTCCAATGATTGATTCATCCGCAACGATGTTATGAATTCCTTCTTTGATCGCCCGGTCGATTTTCTGCTTGTGTCTTCTCCGGTCCGAAGCGGATCGATCAGCAACAGTTTTATGTTCCCTAAAGATTGACATTCTCGAACCTCACTTCAGTTCTACGTTTCCTCACAGTAATTGTAGTACACGACTGGGGAACGTTTCACTCTTATTTAAATAGGTTTATTCTACTCTATTTGATGCAGAGTTTAAAATCTGTTGGAAAAAGACCCGAATTGATGCGGTAGAATTTACTCCAGTCTGAATCTAAGATGTAGGTAACTGCAGTATCATCTTCTGAGCGAATAGATCTACCAATTGACTGGATGATGGTTTTGGTGGTCTGGAAAGGATACCACCATTTCCATTTGTGCATGCGTTTCTTCACAAGTTTATCACCCAAGAAAGGATAGGGGATCTTGCAAAGAACTTGGAATCTTGACGCATCGCCTGCCAGATCCACCCCTTCGGTCATTGATGGAGATACTAATACGGTTGCTTGTTTTGATCTCAGGTGTTTCCGAAGTACTTCATCCCTGTTATGGGATTCAGGGAAGAGTAAACGCTTAGATTTAACGTTTCTCTTAATGTAGTTGGATATCTTGTAAGAGTGAGTGTGAATGATTCCCTTCTCACCCTTATGTTGTTCGAGAATCTTTTTGACTGCCTCAACAACTGTGGGAAGTGTTTTGTCAATCTCAGCTGCGGTCATTCTACCCATTGGAACGTGAAGGATAGGGCGATTCTTGGTTGGGAAAGGTGATGGTAAGGACATCGAACCTGCGTTCTCGTTCTTTACACCTAAACTCTGCATGAATTTGCCGCCGTCCAAAAGTGTGGCGGACATGAAGAGAACCTTATGACCCAAACGGAAAAGATACTGTTCAGCAAACTCAGAAACATCGATCGGTTTGAAAACAATCTTCTTCATTCCTTGAATTTGACTTTGTTCGATATCGAAGATCCAGTTCTCTTTTGTGTGTACTGACAAGAACTGCTTAATCTTCTTGTAATGACTTTCTGTCATTTGTAACTGCTTGGACAAGGAAACAAACTTATCCAGATTCGCCTTCACGCCCTGGAACTTATCCAGTGTGGTTTTCACATGCTTGCAGTAGGATTCCAGTTTCGGCCAATAAACATCCCGAATCCAAACGTACGCCTGATGGTGTGTTTTGATATCTGGAAAGGGTAACTTCAACATCGTTTTGCAGAACTTCTGAGAAACCGAAACCTCAATGAACTTCGATAGTTCTGTTTCTACGTTGTGCGCCTCATCGATGATCAACAATTGCCGCGGCTTAATACCACCGCTGTAGTTTGATTCTGTCATGAGATACGGAAAGTTTGTCACCGAAAGAGCGGAATCCAGGAAATCCCGTTTCGCATTCTTGTACGTGCAACTAAAGGTACAGGTTTTCCAATAACGATCTTCTTTGTCAACAGTTCGAAGTTCTGCCTGACCTACAGCACACGTGTTGTGTTTCTTGTATTTGCACTGATAGTTGGAAGAACTCTTGATAGATTTCATGTTAAATTTACGGAAATCTTTTTCGTACTGATCTTGTAACAATTTTTGCGTGGTAACAAAAATCGCACCCGCTTCGTATCCCTCAGGCGGAATCTCTTCAAGTAACTTACGAGCCGCAGTGTAACCAATCGCGCTCTTTCCGACCCCTGTCCCTGCTTCTAGAGCATAGAAGCGCTTGTCTTTAAATGTTCTAAGGATATCGTCGATAGCAGTCTCCTGCTGATCTCTGGGTTCTTTATACGGAAAGTATTTCTTCCAATCAGACATTTTGATTTCCTTTATACCAGTGAGGAACGTTACCTAGTTTCCACTTAGCCATGTAGGCTTTGTACTTGTTGTAGTAATTTCTGTAGGACTGAACGGGATCACCTGGAACTTTACATTCAACGGGCATACAAAGAGGATGTGTTCCTTTCATGCCGTAGTTCATGTTGACTGGCATGTTTTGGATCAACCAATCATACACTTCTTCTGATTTGTGAATCTTTCCGTATCTTCGGGTATATTCATCTAGAAGCGCGCGCATCAATTCACCGTGCCAGATGTAATTTCCCGTTACGTTTGCAGTCCATTCCGTGCAGGGATGCCGAACGTGTGACATACTCCAGGGAGGAATAAGTTTGGGATGGGTATTCTTAAGGATAAACTCCTTCGCATCCCGAACTCTTTTAAAATCTTTGAGGTTTTTTCGATGAGACCAGAGATTATGGAGCCAGTGTGCGGTACACATCATCTGACCTGACTCCAATATCATCTTCACAACATGCTTATCACAATGAAACCGTGCTGCTTTTCTGGGATCTCTGTCTAAGACAAATATATTCAATGGTCCTTCTGTCGCTTAATCAATTCTGCCTGGTATACTCGCTCTCTAAGAGAGGACGTTGAGTACCCATGGTCACGAGAGTTAAACACAACATTGATAGGGAGGTCATGACCTGTAAAAGGTTTTCCTTGCCAGTCTGCCCCTACAATCCTTACGTCGATATCTGTAGTTTTTAGCAGCTCATACAAGTCCTCCTCGGTATCATAATAAACAACTTCGTCGATCCATCTAATCGACTTAACCATTATATCACGTTCTTCGTAATCTTGCACAGGTTTATTTTTATCTTTTCGGTCGATGCTAGGGTCTCTCTGTAAGCCCACAATAAGATAATCGCAATGATCTTTACACTCTTTGAGCATAAGTGCGTGACCTGCGTGAAGCAGGTCAAAAGCACCGCATGTAAACCCTTTTATTGGATTACTCATAGAATCTTGTCCGCCAATCCTTTTTTGACACATGTCTCTGCATTCAACCAAAGTTCGTGCTGAAGTAGCTCTTCAAGTTCTTTCTTTTTGAACTTGGTGTTCTTGGTGTAGATCTCAATAATCCTATCGTAAAGTTCTTTTTGATTCTCTATTTCATCTCTAAAGTCGTCGAGTTTTCCATACCACTCTATTTGAGGCTGGTGAACAAGCATAAAACTGCTTTGACCCATGTGTCGATGACCTTTCTCTCCGCAGCAAGCGATGAGAGTCGCAGCTGAGGCTGCCGATCCATCGATGTACGTGTATATCGGAGTCTTGCAAGCCCTCATCGTGTCTACGATTGCAAGACCAGAAAACAAAGATCCACCCGGGCTGTGTATGTGTAGATGTATCGGAACAGGTGGACAATCAAGTCTATTTTGAAGATATTGCATCTCAACATCAAGTCTTCGAAGAAGGCGATTTAATTCAAGAGCCTCTCTATCTCCGATAGGACAGTAAAAATAAATCCTGTTTTCTTCTGTTTCGATACCTCTAGGTGTTCTGTCAGGAGACATATCCATCATCTCAGTCATCATCTCCTCAGAGATCATTCCTTCCTGAACTCTGTGATCTATTTGCTCACCGTTCATTTTAATTTTCTTGAATCTTCCGGATATCATTTTTCTTTTCATCCTATTTCCTTTTTAAACAAAGCTGTTTGAATCACAGCTTTTTTTATTTTAATTTCTTTCTTCTCGAGAAAGACATCTAGGTTGGTCATTAATATTTCTAGGTTGACTTCTATTTCTAGAAAGTCGTTGTTGTTGTCAAGCTCTCTTGAGCTAAAAGAACCTTCACTTAGCAAGAAATTGATCAAACCTTCTTTTCCTGTTTCTTTTTCTTTCTTATGTTGAAATATCTTGTCGATGCAAGGATTAAGCCCCGGGTGCTTGCAACTGAATAAGCATTGACTTAAAATCTCTGAAAAATCCGAAGTAGATTTCTTACATCTTCTGACACCTAGTTCTGTAAAAGTAGAATAAGAAATCTTAAGATCAATAGTGTCTATGGGGCTAAAAACTTTTTTATCCAATAGCTTTTTAAGCTCTTTTTCAACATCTATAGATCGATCTGGGTTAGACATGTTACTTCTCTCTTTCCATACGTATAATAAATGTAAGAGGTCATTATGAAAAATACAATTAGATTTATAGCGAAGAATTTTCTTAGAAACTTAGGGATCGCTTCGGGAATCGTTCTCTTTTCTCTGAGCGGGTTCCTGAGCTGTGTATCTATCCCGGGATCAGTAGTAAGAACAAAATATCCCAGGATTGATTCATCTCCTCCGGTGGATGCGTTTGGATTCGTGATGGTACAGGTGACTTATTCAGCAGATAAGTGCTTACCCTCTCAAAATTTTGAAAGCTGTGAGCTAGTTATCGACAAACTTCCTCCAATAACTCAGTCATCCATAGGAAGCGGACTGTTAGTAAAGGCAAAATCAAAGACAGTATTCCTCACCGCTGCCCACGTTTGTTCTCCTGAAGAGTCTGTCTCGTACGAAAGGGATGGAATAAAAATAAAAATGAAGTCTGAAGTTGTGATAAAAATAAGAACTGATAAGGGAGAGCTTATAGATTCGAAAATAGAAAAACAAGATCAGAATTCTGATCTTTGTGCTCTTTCGCTTTCTAAGATATACACAAAACCAGTTCAGTGGTCCAGGAGAGAACCGAGGATGGGAGAGAAGGTGTACGCTCTTTCTGCCCCGATGGGAATAAATCACCCTACTATGACTCTGATTTTTTCGGGGCACTATAGTGGCCACATTTACAGTATGCACCATTACACGATCCCTACCCGCCCGGGATCAAGCGGTTCAGTGGTCTTAGATAGAAATTTTCAAGGTGTCGGTATGCTTAACGCGGCTTATATAAACATGGAATCGATCGGCATCGGGGCAGGCTTCTATTCTATTAGAAGCTTTCTAGATTCTATTTAGACTTCTTTTTAGGTTTCTCTACAACTGCTCTCTTTTTTGCTATAAGACCCTTGATTCTCGAAGACGTCGGATTGTCTTCAAAAGAGGAACACAAACCCAGTTGAAAATTCCCTAGATTACTATCTATCAGGGTGGCACTCATCCCTTCAGATGACATTGCAAACCACCTTATCTCTCCGACAGAAATCTTGTTGTCACTTACTCTTCTATACACGACGATATCACTTACTTTGAATCCGTCGTGATTAGAGAATCTTACAACTTCATCAATGAATTTCTTTTCATCTGACTTTTTACTTGATTTTTTCTTTCGAGCCATCATTCATCCTGGATACGCGATGTTTGTCGACGAACATCCGGGCTGCGTGATTTGCCTCTTGGTGAGTTCCAAATCGTTGGGTTGGAGCAATTTTCTTTCCAGAAAAATATACTGTTAAGAAAAAACCTCTTTCGGAAGATCCGTCTATTTGTATATCATAATCCTGGAAGTCTGCAAATGTATAAGGGTCGGAGTTGATTGTGTGAAAATTTCTTCCCACCTCTTCTCTTATGACTTTTCTAAGTAGCTCAAGATCTTTCATGATCTTAAGTATTTAGTTGGAAGGTATGGAGTCTATGATAGAATCCCAACACGCAGTGGTTTTACATTCCTCTGTTTGGGCTTCTGGCTCGACTACGACAAGTCTCATGTCGTTTTTAGCGAAGGTCTGTGTCTTCTCAGTCTTTAGAACGAGTTTCTCAACTACTGATTTCTTGTTCTCTGCCTTGGGATTGGTTTCGTTTCCCGAAACGACGCTAGTAGAGCTTAGTACAAGGGCTGCTGCTATAAGAATTAGTTTCATTAATACACCTTAGAATAATTTCTATTTTCATAGAATTATCTATCAATCTCCGGAGCAAAATAAAACTTTTTTGAAATTAAGTTTCAGAATCTACGTGAAAAATAGCTCTAGTCGAAGCCTTGCTTCCCTGATACTCTAGCTCGAGATTTCCTTCGAGTTTCTTGTGTCTTCTAAAGGGAATAACGTTCGACCTAGTTCTAGTCGACGAAGGCTTAGAGTTTTTAATATTGTAAACTTCTTGGTGAATTTTTGCTATGCTCTCGTTGGTCTTCTTTATATCCTTTTTCATCTTGGAAAGTTGAGTTAAAAAGAATTGGAAGACAACCCCTGTGGTAAGTGCCAGCATAGCAAAAAGAGCGTAATATGTGAATTCAGCTGACATGCTTTCTCCTGGTTGTCCAAATATAAATATTCA